GGTAACGTCAGTTGATGTTGTTGGCGGTACTACCGGTCTAACCACAGGTGGTGGTCCCGTTACGACTGCTGGCGTTATTACGCTAGGCGGGATTCTTAATGTTGCTAATGGCGGGACTGGCACGGCCACACCGGGATTAGTAGCCGGAACAAACGTCACGATTACTGGGACTTGGCCTAACCAGACCATCAATTCTTCTGGCGGAGGCGGCTCTGGAACAGTTACTTCTGTTGGCGGCACGGGTTCCGTTAATGGGATTACGCTTACTGGGACGGTTACTACTTCAGGCAGTTTGACGCTTGGAGGAACTCTTTCTAATGTTAGTTTAGCTACTCAAGTTACCGGCAATTTGCCGGTAAATAATCTTGGTAGTGGCACGGGCGCATCTAGTACGACGTTTTGGAGAGGTGACGGTACTTGGGCTACCCCTGCTGGCGGTGGCGGGTCTGGGACTGTAACAACGGTTTCGGTTGTAACTGCTAATGGGTTGGCTGGAACGGTAACGAATGCCACAACCACCCCGGCAATCACGCTCTCTACGACAATTACAGGTGTTCTCAAGGGCAACGGTACGGCGATTAGCGCAGCCGTAGCAAACACAGACTATCAGTCCCCGATTACGCTGACCACAACTGGGTCATCTGGTGCGGCTACATTTAACGGCACTACGCTAAATATTCCGCAATACACTGGCGGCGGAGGCGGTGGTGGACCTATACTTGAATCGCAGATTGTTATCAGTCAGAACTACACGCTGACCAGCAACACAAACGGGTTTAGTGTTAGCCCAGTAACAGTTGCCGCAGGATATGCAGTAACAGTACCTACCGGACAAGTCTGGGCAATTTGGAATACTTAAATGAGCGCAATCAAACTTCAAGGCAATGCAAGCGGGGCTGGAACCCAGACTTTACAGGCCGCTGCAACTGCTGGAACGCCAGTGGTCACTTTACCGGACACAACCGGAACGCTAATTGTTACCGGTGGGGACTTTGGAACCCCTTCAGCGATTGTGCTGACGAACGGTACGGGGTTACCTCTTACTACTGGTGTTACGGGGATTCTTCCGGTTGCGAATGGTGGCACTGGAGTTACAGCGTCTTCTGGCGCAAGTTCGGTAGTTTTGCGCGATGCTAACGGCAACATCACTACCAACGCCACGTTTAACGGGTTTACAAGCGTCGCTGCGTCTGGCACTACGATTACGCTGACGGCGGCATCAACGCCTGTATATAACGTCACGGGTTCTGGCGGACAAGTTATTCAGTTGCCAAACGCAACGACACTGTCAAACGGCGCAATCTTTTCATTTAACAATAACCAATCTAGCGGCGCAATTACTGTTAATAATGCTTCGTCTACGCTGATTGTTTCTGTTCCGTCTGGCGGGTACGTAACCGTTGTTTTGTTATCAAATGCAACATCTGCTGGAAGCTGGGACAGGCACGATCAGACTCCGAGCAACACGTCGTGGTCAACAAATACACTTGACTATCCCGGTTCTATTACCTCAGCAACGTGGAACGGGGTTGCAATAGCCGCAAACAGGGGCGGCACTGGTGTAGCGAACAACTCAGCCAGCACGATTACGATTTCTGGGGCATTTGGCACAACGCTTACTGTTTCCGGCACAACCGCTGTTACGCTCCCTACGACGGGGACACTGGCAACTTTAGCCGGAACCGAGACGTTTACCAACAAGACGTTAACAAACCCAACGGTTACGAACTACGTTGAGACGCTGTACTCGGCCAACACCAGCACGGCAATCACCGTGGACTTGGCAAACGGCACGGTTCAAAACTTGACGTTGACTGGTAACGCCACGATTACGATGCCTACTGCGGTGGCTGGCAAGTCATTTATTATCATCTTGTCTCAGGACGCTACTGGAAGCAGGACTGTCACTTGGTCTACAGTTTCTTGGCCTTCGGCCACCGCCCCAACCATTACCAGCACTGCGAGCAAAAAAGACATTTTCTCGTTCTTTTCTAACGGCACGAGTTGGTTTGGAACAACAATCGGACAGAACTACACATAATGTTTGCTGCTTCTAAATCAGGTAAAGCTGCGGCTGGTGGTGGCGGGGCAACCGACCCCTCTTTTGCCTATGTCCCGCTCTTGTTGAATACAGGCACTACCAACGGCCAGCAGAACAACACGTTTTTAGATTCCAGCACCAACAACTTTACCATCACCCGCAACGGCACACCGACGCAGGGTTCGCGCACTCCGTATTGGCCGAATGGGCAGTGGAGTAATTATTTTAATAATAATTATTTGAGCGTATCCAACAACGCCGGGTTCGATTTTGGGGCAAACAGTTTTACAATTGAAGCGTGGGTTTTCTTTAATAACTTTTCTTCGGCAAACGGAAACGTTGTAGTCTCAAAGGGTGCTGTTAGTTCAATTGGAGCAGATTTTTATTCACTGCAAGCATCTTCATCCGGAGTTATTAACTTTTTCTTTGGGTCGGGTAGCCCGCTTCTTAGTGGCGCAACCCTTGTTGTTAATAGGTGGTATCAACTAGCTGTTACAAGATCAGGAAACAACTTTACTTTATGGGTTGACGGGGCTTCTAGTGCAACTGCAACCTCTAGTGCTACGCTTTCCGCTGGTGGGCCGTTAATCATTGCTTCACAGAGCTATTCTCCCGGGGCTGCTGATCGTTCACTTTATGGATATATATCAAACCTTTCCATATTGAATGGAACTGCTAAATCATCATTCACTTTAACCTCGCCATTAAGCACAAGCACCACAAACCAAACCCTTTTAACTTGTTACAGCAACAGGTTCATTGACGCAAATACCGCAACAACCGCAAAGACAATCACAGTAAACGGGGCCCCCAGCGTCCAAGCATTCCAGCCGTTCTCCCCAACGGCATCGTACACCACTGCGCTGTATGGTGGGAGCGGGTATTTTAATGGCAGTACGGATTATTTGACGTACAACCAGACATTTGCGCTAGGGACAAACAATTTTACTTTAGAGTTTTGGTTAAACATTCCTGTGGATGTTGCATACCCAACCAATTATTGGTTATGGGGTTGGAGAACTGGTGCAGTTAGTTGCCCCGCATTATATCTCGCCGGAGTATCTGGCGGTGGCAATACGCTGGTTTTTTATGGTGGTTCGTTATCAAACCCTAATGCAATCCCAACCAATACTTGGACGCACGTTGCTATTGTTCGATCTGGTTTGGGAACAAACAACTTAAAAATGTACATAAACGGAGTACAAGTCGCTCAATCATCTTCAACCCAAAGTTTTACATACACAGGAACTCAGCCGGTTGGAGCAAACCCATCTGGTGACGGCGGTTTATATCCTTCCAACGTATATTTTTCTAATTTCCGCATCGTCAACGGCACGGCGGTCTATACAGCAGCATTCACGCCACCAACCTCGCCGTTAACTGCAATCACAAACACGGCGCTCTTACTCAATTTCACCAACGCAGGAATCTACGACGCCGCCGTGCAGAACAACGCGATTACGGTTGGGGATGCTCAGGCCAGCACCACGCAATACAAGTGGTCGCCAACAAGCATGAAGTTTGATGGTACTGGAGATTATCTCAGTGTCAGCGCGGGTTCCCCACAAAGTTTAACTTTTGGAACCGGGGACTTTACAATTGAGTTTTGGGTTTACTTTACGAGCAACACTGGGCAGCAATGTTTATATGACGGAAGGGCCGCTGCTGGATCGTATCCGCTTTTATACACAAATGCTGGAGTTATTACTTACTATGTTGGTGGCGCCCCAGCAATTACCAGTATTCAACCGTCAACAGGCGTTTGGTATTTTATGTCTTTGATTAGAAGCAGCGGCACCACGCGGTTTTTTATTAACGGTACGCAATCTGGTGGCAGCTACTCCGACTCTACTAATTACTTAGCACCGCCAACATCTGGTGCTAGGGTGGGGGCAAATTACAGCGGCGGCGATTTTTTGTTTGGTTACATTCAAGATTTCCGAGTTACAAAAGCCGCTCGTGCCGCCACTCCTATCCCAACCGCAGCATTCCCAACGAGGTAACCATGCAAATCGCTAACCAAGACCTCATTATCAAAGACCACACTGAGTGGTTCCCCAACACAAGTTTCGGTGAGCGTGGGCCGTCTGTGGATTGGATCAAGTCCGAGGGCTATTACGTCATCACGGTGTGGAAACCCTACGACCACGCAACAGAGAAGCTGGTACCAGCCGCGCCTCACCTGCATGAAGATATGTGCTGCATTGTTGACGTAGAGCCACTTACCCAAGAGGAGCTTGACCAGCGCGTAGTGACTCAGTGGCAGGTAATCCGTACCCAGCGCAACCAGATGCTCAAGGACACCGACTGGACCCAAGTAGCAGACTCTCCGGTTGACAAAACAGCGTGGGCGGTGTACCGTCAGGCATTACGCGATATTCCAACTCAGGCTGATCCGTTTAATATTACGTGGCCCGATCAAAATGGCTAAATCTCCTGCATGGCAAAGGGCAGAAGGAAAGGACCCCAAGGGGGGTCTGAATGCGAAGGGACGCGCGTCCGCGAAATCACAAGGGATGAACTTAAAGCCCCCCGCCCCGAAACCAAAAACGAAAGAAGACGCCGGGAGAAGGAAGAGCTTCTGTTCGAGAATGGAAGGCATGAAGTCGAAACTTACTTCAGCGAAAACAGCCAAAGACCCAAACAGCCGGATTAACAAAAGCCTGAGGAAGTGGGCATGTTAAACACAAAACGTGACTGGGGAAGAGTTCCCAAAGCTCCTGACGGGCAGGGAAGATATCGTTGTAGCAAATGCAAAGAGTGGAAACTTCCAACCGCGTTTAATAAAAACAAGACCCAAACTTCGGGCTTGTCGTATGCGTGTAAATCTTGCACAAAAGTAGAAGTGCGTAAGTACAACCTACCCGCAAAGTATGGTATATCTGCGGCTCAGTTTGCTGAAAAACTTTTGGCGCAAGGCGGAAAATGTGCATGTTGCTCCGTAGCGTTTGATATCGAAGGAAAAATATTAGACCGCCCTTGCGTAGACCATAACCACATCACCAATGAAGTTCGTGATTTGCTGTGCAGTCGGTGTAATTTGGCGGCTGGAAATGTGGGTGACAGCTCTTCTCGTGCTGAACAGTTGATGTCATACTTGAAAAAGTGGGACTGCTGAGATGAAAAAAATTAAACGCTATAGAAAGGGCGATATTGTTGACGTAGCTCCAGATGATTCTGGTGGCGGCGGTGGGGGGGCTGGAGTAAGCCAAAGTGGTGGCAATCTGTCAGAACCCTCTATGTTAGACAGATATTCGCAATTACGAAACGAATACCCTATAGCTTCCACTTTAGTTGATATGTCCCCGTTAGGGCCTGCTACAGCAGTGGGCGATGCAATGGTCAGCGCTAAAAAAGGAGATTATGGGGATGCTGCGCAAAATCTTTTATATGCTATTCCCGGAGCACGGCCCCTGCGAAATTTAGTTGCCGCTGGCGGGATTGCTAAAAATTTATACAACGCGGCTACCGACTATAAAAAAGGTGGGAAGATTCCAACTTTTAAAAAAGGTGGGTCTGTTAAACCAGCTTCTCGTGGCGATGGTTGTGCCCAGCGCGGAAAAACAAAGGGTAGGTTTGTCTGATGGAACATACTATTTGGAACGCAGTTCTTTCGGTAGGTATTAGCGTTGCGGGATTCTTCCTCAAGAGCGTCTTCGACGAGGTAAAACGCCTTCAAGTACTGATTAACAAGACCCGCGAAGAGATTGCCAAAGAGTATGTGACCAAGACACAACTAGACGCAGACATCAACCGCATCTTTGACCGCCTTGATCGTCTTGAAAGTAAGATTGATCGGCTTATGGAGCAGCACAAATGAGAAAGCTCAAAAAATTTAAGCGCTACGATGAAGGCGGAGCCGTAGGCGCAGGTTCGGGCGATCCGTTTTCATACACGGATTTTAGCAACCGTGCTCGCAATCTAAGGGAGCCGTCTAAAGCTGCTCCGATTGAAGAGCGTAAACCCCCAAAAGCCGAACCCGCAAAGGAAACCAAGACTGAAACGGCAGCGGAACCTGCTGAGACTAAGCCTGTTGAAACCGGTCGCGGAAAAATAACTAGCACCCCCACGATGACTGATGAAGAAAGTCGCGCGGACTCTGATAAAGGCGCGGCACCTAGCAGCTCTACTACTACCGGAAACTCTAAAAAAGCAGAAGCGTACCGTCAGTCTTTGATGCCGGTAAACAAGCCCAAACCCAAGCCACCAGCCCCAGCCCCTGCCGCTGAAAAAACCCCAACCGCCCCTGCTAAAGCTCCCAGAGCCGCCAGCCCGGATGAGATCCCCGGTACGGATGTAGAAACCCCATACAAAGGGGAGAAGATTCAGAACTCCGGGCAGTTTGCCCAATCCGCAATGGCTGCTTTTCCAGCTTTGCGTGGCGTGGGTGCCGGTGTTCGTGGGGCTATGGGTCTAGGTCGAATGCTTGAGTCCGCTCCCAAAGCTGAAGGAAAAGGAACAGGTAAATTTCCCGAAGAAAAACCGGAGATTACCGTACCTAGGACTCCCGCAGTTGAGCGAAAAGCTAAGGTTGAAGGGCCCCCTGCGTCCGCAGCAGCGCCAAAGCCAAAAACACCTGCGGAACAGATGGGCGTACGGGAAACTAAACCGATGCGTGACGCGCGTGAAGCTAAGGAGAAGTTTGAAGCCGCTGGCAAAAGCGCTAAAGAAGCCGCTGATAAGTCTTCCAAAAATGCTGCTGATGAAGTGGCAGCAGAGGCAGCTAAGCGTGCAGCATCTAAACGCCAAACTCCAGACAACAGGCGCTTCCCAAATAAAGGAAGTGCTACTACCGGTCGCCCCAA